AGTCCACCCGCCTGGATCACCGAGTACGACAACGCGGATCTGACGCCGCGCTACTACATCAATGCAGGGGGGACCGGCGCACTGTGGATGATCCAGGCCGATCTGCAGAGCTGGTCACTCACGCTCAATGCCCCCGAGGTCGACACACCAGCAGTAGGCGAAAAGTTCGGTGATGCTGTAAAGAGCATTGTCAACGGAGGCGGGTCACTTGACTTCCTAGTTGATCGTAAAGATTTTACGACTGGTAGTGACTCGACCGGTCTAATGCAGCTGCTACTACTCACAGAAAAGGGCTGCAAAGCTGAAGCTGAGTTTTGGATGCTTGTTAACAGGCCCACGAACCAAGGCACCTTGTTGCCTGGCGATCTGTACTACACAGCAGAGATACTGGTGACATCATCAGCAATAAATGTCAGGCCCGATGAAATTATTGCTGGCTCTGCTGATTTTGTTACTGTCGGTGAAATCGCCCTGCGAATGGGGCCAAACTAGATTCGCCTGACGTCGCTAGTCTTGCTTCAGACTGCTGCGTTGTTGTTGTGGCGAAGATTGTCCGTGGTGGCCAAAGCGGCGCTGCCGATCACATCAATTCGTCCCAGGCAACCTTCCGTGCGCAGATCTCCGCCATCACTGACGCACTGCGCCAGATGGGCGGAAACCCCGAGATCGGCTCAGGGGCTCTCGTCAATGATCCGCTGTCTGCGCCGTACGTTCTCTACGTCAATCCGTACACAGGTAAAGACACGTTTGTAGGCGGTAGCTATAGCACAAGTGGTACTGCTACTGAGCGCATCGAACTGCAGCGCCTTGAATGCGGCTATTCAGAGGCGCGCCCATTCAGGACAATTAACAGAGCTATTATTGAAGCAGGCATCATAACAGCCAAGAGTTTCTATACCCAGCCTCTTACCAGCACCGATCTGGTCTCGATTATGCTGGCCCCAGGTGCCTGCACTCTACTTAATGGCACGGGCGCCGCATCAGTTACTGAATGGGCAAGCAATAAAAACCCCACCGACGCAGAACTGCAGCAGTTCAACCCCCAAGCAACGGGCGGGATCCTGCTGCCCCGCGGTGTCAGCCTCTGCTCGCTCGATCTGCGCAAGACCATCTTCCGGCCTGACGTGGTGCCGGCTGTAGCCGACGAAGCGTCGGACCGCTCGAACAGGCGCGAGATCTTCAAGGTCACCGGCACCGGTTACTACTACGGCTTCACCTTCATGGACAAGGCGGGCAGCACCGCCAGCCACCATCTGCTGAGCTGCTTTGGCTTTGCCAGCCAAGCCGAGCTCGACGAGTTCTACGCCAAGATCCGGCAAGCGTTCGGTGGCACGAATAACACCGGCGGCCTGAACCTCGCCTTTGCTGTTACAAACACCGCTGAGTACCAGATTGTTGGACCCGCACCAGCCGCGGGTTCACAAACGATCGCGACAGACACTACAGACTCAGCTTCCCCCTACATCTTCAACTGCTCTATTCGCTCCAAGTACGGCCTCTGCGGGATCTACGCAGACGGCGCTAAGCCGACAGGTTTCAAGAGCATCGTCACCGCCCAGTTCACTGGTGTCTCGAAGCAACGTGATCTGACCTGCTGGCAGCGATACGTCAGTGGTAACTGGGCGAGCATGGAGCTCGACACCTACGCCACGTATATCAGCACCAATCCCGACGATGTGCGTATGAACCCTGCGCGGCGGTCGTTCCACGTGCGCGCAGTCAATGGTGCGTTCATTCAGGAGGTCAGCGTTTTTGCCATCGGCCAAGGCGTCCACCACTGGGTCCAAGCAGGCGGCGAGATCATCAGCAACGGCGGATTCAGCAACTTCGGCGGGGTGGCCGGCCTCGCCGAGGGCTACCGCACCTCGAGCTTCCCGACGGATGTCGACTGGACGATCAATCGCATCAAAGTTGCGAACAATCTGACAGCAGTAAGCAACAACGTCAAACGCATCTATCTAGGTACGGTGACGGCTGTCACCAGTACCACCATCACGCTAGAAACCGCACTCGGGGATTCGCTGACTGTCCCTGGTGTTCCTGATCTGGTCGCACGCGACGGCTACACGCTGCGCCAGAACAGCTATGTGTGGGTCGAAAACCCGCTGGGCGATGACTGGCGCGCTCCCTTCACGAGCACGGCATGGAGCTCTGGAACCCCCGCGCAGCTGAACATCACAACAGCGCTGACTGATCCTAGTAGCGTTGCTGTCCCCATCACAAGTGGAGCTAGCGAAGCAATTGGTAAACGCGTTTATATCCGCCGTCTCGTTGACACTCGCACTCCTGCACAGCGACGCTACACGCTGAAGCTGAACAATACCAATCAGCTTGCCCGTACCCCTGTTCGGGATTACGTGCTGCAAGTCAAAACTGGCGGGGCGCCGATCGTTAGTGAGATTCCGACCACCAGCGTACTTATTGTTAACAACACAGCCAACATTCGCCCGAACGGAGTCGCCTTCTCTGCTGAGATCACGTTGCGCCGGGGCAACTCCGCTGTTACCTGGGCAAGCGGCATCAGCTACATGCAAGGTGAAACAGTCAAACGCAACAACAAACACTACACCTGCATCGACGCCAATGCCGACGTAACTTTTGACGCCTTCAAGTGGCAGGAAAGCTACGTACACATGGCCTCGGACTTTAACCCCGAGGACTTTTACAAGAACGAAGCACCAATTCTCACCTTCGACAACGACACTGACGGCGCTGACGCGTCCACCACGCTCGGCTACAACCTCACCACGCTGTGGAACACTGATGCCCTGGTGCAGGCGCAGTACCGGGCTGCCACCGACTACCGGGCGATCCACCTGTTGCTGACTGCCCTCGGCTTCAGCAGCGCGCAGGCCCACACCATCCTCATCCCCCGCGTTGAGGCATCCCGAGAGCTCAATCCAGCCACCAGCGGTGACATGGGCGGCTTTGTGCCGAATGGGGCAGCCAACGCGATCGGCAACTGGCCGATTCAGTTCCGCCGTCCGTCGTTCATGCAGCTACTCACCCACAACTGGGCCTGGAGTGGTTTCTTGAACTACACCAATAGCCTGCCGCAATACCAGCGACAGCTATCAGCGCAGAATAAGTTCACGTATTATTTTACGAATGCTGACGGTGGACGAGTCTATCCGACCGGATTTAACGAAGAAGGTTATCAAGTCACACCACGCGGCATTGAAGATCTAGCAACAGGCCAGACCCTTACTGTTGAGAACCTGGGCTCAAACGATCTAACGCTGCCTGAACCTCAGACAGCATTCGATTCGCTGAGCGCCACCAATTTTTCTGCGGGTGCAATTACTGTTTCAGGTGTTGCGACATTAAACGGCAACACTGCACTGAACGGCAATGTGAGTATGAATAATACTGCGCGAGCATCACTCGCCGCCTCTACCACACAAGCCGGTCTTGTTGAACTAGCTACTGCGGCAGAAGCAGCCTCAGGTCAGTCGCAAACTGTCGCTGTAACGCCAATCGGGTTGAGCCAGTGGGCAAACAGTAAGAAAGTCGCGTTTCGAACTACCGCCAACCAACGTGTCTACATCGGCACATGGGATGGTGTAGCCCCTGTCAGCTTTGACGCAACATATCGCAGCAACTACTGGCCTGCACCTTCGGGTGTTATCGATGGCAACGCTCCTGATGGAGTGACATTTAAGCCATTCGCTACTCTTTACGACGCTGCGGCGTGGGCCAATGAGTATCTAGGAACAGAACAGCTGGCTCAATTAGTAATGAAGCCCGGCTTCTATCAAATTACTAACGTCGAGTTTAAGTGTAAGATTCAGATTAACGGCGCGCACACAGGCACGACAGGGGCGCTTACAGGCGGTCTAATCGGGGATTACGACATTAGCAATCCCGGCAACAGCATAATGCTCTACACCATTCCGTATATTCAGTCATATTACAGCCCCGGCTCAACAACCCCCTATCTCAATACTGGTAACGGCATGCTCCTATCCAACGGAGGAGATATTCGACGCGTGCATTTTATTAGTGTAGACATGACATTCGGCGCGACACAAATTCCAGACAGTGTCTTCCCGTATGGCTCGGCAGTACGCACAACAACTGTAAAAGCAGCGGCGGGAAATAGGATGAAAGAGTGGGTCGCTGCGTTTATAGCTTACTTCAGATCATTTAACCCCACCTACCCAATAACACCCGGTGGCATCTACGCACATAGCGTGTACATGATTGAATTTAGAACAGGCGACAGCATTCTGGCGGAATGCACGCTAGGGGCAAGGGGCGCTTGGGATGTACTGGACCCCGGTGGTGGACCCGGTACAGGCTATATTGTTGCCCAGGATGTCTCACTTTTTATCGGGGGGATCCGACTACGTGGTAACGAATACTGGGACTTCACTGGTGTTATCGTGGGAGCACCAAAAGTTTCGGGGTGGCACGCATCATTAGTTTTGTGCCGCGGAAATGTTAAGCTAACCTCAGGTGGATCTGCCACAGGCGATCTACCAAGTCCCGGCTTCAACTATAATCTCGACGTAAACAACATTCACTTCGAGCGGACACACTACGGCTCCGATAGCCGCAACGGAGGGACTAATCCCGCTACTTCAATTGTGGCTGCGGCCGGTTCAACAAGCCCTGGCGACCCCTGGGTTGCAGGCGAAGATGCCACTACTCGAACCGCTAGGGGGCCTCAGTTGTGTTGCATACTGTACGCGCCGTTGGGGGCGACA